ACAACACTTGATCTTAAATCAGCACTATCAAGATACATCTCATTTGCTAACATATTGGCATTAAAACCAAGGTAGTGTGTATTGTATGCTAAAACATCTAAAAGAACTGACATACCAGATCCTTCAAAATTATAATCTCTAAATTCGTCTTGTTGTGATAAAAAAGTTTTAAGATTTCTTTTTATTGAGTCAAAATCTAATTCTGTTACTTGTAATTTAGTTGCCATATTATCTTAGTCTTTCTAAAAATGATTCTACTTCTACAGGTTCTGGATGATTAACTACATAAAAAGATATTTGACAACGATAAGAATTTCTATCAAATTCTGGTTGAGTAAATACTTGCACTAATCTTGCTCTTGGTTCATAATTCTTAATTAAATTTTCAACCATCTTAGATATACCATGTGAAATTTGAGGAGTAATATTTTCAAATAACATTCCTCTTAAATTAGATCCAATTTCTGGATGAAAAAGTTTATCATAATGATTAGTTTGTATAAGATTTCTAACACTTCTTTTCACAGCTTCAACATCTGTAATTTTAATTATATCTTTAGTAGCAGAATTTTGTTGAAAGTCTAAATTCAAATCTTTATAGACTTTATCGGTTCTTTTACTTTCATTACTTTGTGTAGCGTCATATGTTGACATTTGTAATCTCTCCTATTACAATATTTATACCGATTATTTAACCTCCAGCAAATACATTACCTGACCCTTCGGCCACAGATGTACAGTCTGTTATTCCATCACCAACTCGACCACACCCAAGAGCATTTACGAACACACTAACAGAACCAGTTGTGATAGGTGCAGAATGAGAAGGACAAGGAACACCAGGTAGTAAGTGACCTGTATTATTATCACTTTGCCTAGATACTGCTATCCCATTTGCAAAAACATTACCAGAACCTTCTGCTCTCGTCATACCGCTACAATGAGCGACATCATCATCTCCAATTCTAGTTACTGCCGGCATTAGTTTCTCTTTTCATTAACTCTTTTAATTTAGAATCAAAAGTTTCTATGTATGCGTGATCCTCTTCACTATGAGGAGAACTCGGATACTCTGGTTTAAAACTAATCACATTGTCAAATTTATCAGGTATGTTATTGTAGTCAGAAAATTCTAGTAAAGAAGTTCCTACCTTAACGACAAATTGACCTTTCATTATTTTTTCTTAGATTTTTTTTTCTTTTTCTTTTTTGCTACTTTTTTCTTAACAGGTTTTTTAACTTCTGCAGGAAAAAAGATTTCTTGTATAAACTTAAACATAATAATTTCCTTTATTTTTTACTTTTTCTTTTTTTCTTTTTTTTCTTAACAGGTGCAACAACTTTTTCTATGATAACCTCTTCTTGTCTTGCTATTTTAACTGCTTCGTTTTCTGGATTGTTAGATGACATACCAGGAGGACAAGGTACAACACCTTCGTCAACTAATCTTTGTCGATTTATCATATGTTGCTCAATAATAGCATCTTTTGAACCACCTGTATAGTGTACGGCGTGTCCTTCTTGTACTAAAACATCAGCACAAATTTTACTACCATCCTCTGTTAAAAAATTACCGAGAATACGACCGAACTTGCCTTTCATATTTTCGCCATTTTTACTTACCTTTGTTTGTAAGATTGCGTTAGCACCTAAAAGAGAATTTAATCTCTCTTTTGCTTTTAGACCGAATATCTTTTCGACTTTATCACTAGTTCTTGATTCAGGAGTGTCAATACCCATAACACGGACTCTTTCATCTTTTAACCAACAACCGAATCCTAAGTCAATATCTACATCAACCGTATCGCCATCAACAACCTTAACTATTTTGCATTTGTACTCGTACATATTTTGATTCCTTGAAAATTCTTTATAAACTATTTATAAGAGCGCTTTACAATTAACCTGAAATAGTGTATAATAGTAGTATGAGTGATGAAGAACTAATTATGATGGAAGCACAAGTGGATATGGCAGAAATCATTTCAAAAAACCCAGGTAAAGAGATGGCAACCGTTTCTATGTGTTTTAAAGTGATTGTTGATTCGTATGTTGCCATGTTAGGTGAAGAGGATACCGTAAAATTTCTTGAAGTTGCCGTTGATTCGGTAAAAAACGGATATCACACCATAAATGCCGAAAATATACCGAAAAATCAACTAAATTAGACTTAAAATTTTGCATTTTTGTCGCACTTTTCTAAGTTATTGATTTTATTGACTTTATATTAGAACAAAATGAGTACAAATGGGCAACTTTCAGGCAGCTGAACCCGAAATGTCTTGAATCTACTCCATAATAGTGTATAATAAAGACATATAAAAATGATAAATCAAATATTACATACAATTTTTCGCAGTTTTCTGTCATTTTCAACTTTCGGGCAAGTCATTGATTCTAAACGAAAGAAAGTGCTTGAAAGTACCGAAAAACTAGTGTATAATATAGACATATTAACAAAAAAAAGAAAGAATCATTATGAAATATAACAACAAAATAAACCAACAATTACTTGCTGAAGAAAAAGTTGCTGTTGACGGATTCGAATACAAGTCTTTTACAGAAATTTCAAAAGAATTTCAGAATTGTAAAGATGTTTTCGCTAAATTAGATTATGCTAAACAACTAAAAAAAGATGCCTACGATTATGTCTTAGATTTAGACTTAGATAAACTAATTATCAGACTACAAAATCAAATAATAATTAACCATTAACAGAAAGAGAAAAAAAAATGAATACTACATTTGATACCACAATAGATGTTCAATCTACCATGAGTGAAATAAATGACAATGTTGCAAAATACAATGCTTGTCTTGCTGGACAATATCCAGGTGACGAAAATACCTATGCCGAGAAGGCAATTGAACTAGGTAAATCAATCGGATTATCTGAAGAAGATATATTTGAAATTTCAATATAAGGAGAAACTACATTATGAAAAATAATAGACTTACAAACTTACGAATTGCTATGATGACAATATCTGAACTAAAAAGTGAAGAACTGAATCATATCATTGACGCTGTTAAAGAAAGACAAAAAGAACTGAACACAATTGCTGGCGCTGCTGCAAGAATGATGTTTACCGTTGGGGCAGAAGTCAGAGTCAACGGTTCAAGAGAAACCTTTTTAGGTACTATTGAAAAAATTAATAGAACTAGATGTATTGTAAAAAAACAATCTACTGGTCAATCTTATAGAGTACCAATGTCAATGTTAAAGGAGGTTGCTTAATATGTCAATGACACCAAATCAAAACTTTGTAACCGCTATTATATCACAGGCAATCGAAGATGCTCGATATACTGGCACTAGTAAAAAATATTTAAAACACAAAGTCGAGGCACTTGACTGGATTATGAATAAAGATGAAATGTTTGAATATTATTGTAAACTTCTAGGCGTTGATCCTGATTGGGTCGGCGATCAGATTAGACAGACAACTAATTTAAAAATAACTAGATCACAACAAAAAAGTATAAATGAGAAAAGAAACTAAAACAATAACAACTTTAAAATGGTTAGGCACTTTTGCAGTAGTAGTAGGAGTGTTCCTTGCCGCAATCGACATTCACCCATTGAGTTCCTTTACCCTAATGACTGCTTCAGTATTATGGTTTAGTGTGGGTATAACCTGGAAAGAATATGCAATTGTCACCACGAACATATGCACCTTTTCTTCCAGTGTTATCGGACTCATAATTTATTATGTATAAGGAGAAAATATGACATACGAAGAACTACAAGATAAGGTTTCAGATATTCTGGATAAGGCAGAAACTGAAATGAATGATATAATAGAAAAGTTTAATGAAAATTTAGATGAAAATGATGATGAAAGTATCGAGGTCGACACCGTTGATCTATCAGGTAAATTTTCAGAATTAAGAGATTATGTGGAGGATTATTCATAATGTTACCTACAAAACAAATGGTTGAAATAGCACAATCAGTTGCTGAAATTGCAAATGCTTATGAAAGTAATCACTTTACAGAAGAGTCGCTAAGTAATTTTTTATTTCAAGAAACATTAAATATGCCAGATGTAGAATTTGATGTAGAAAAAATTGCTGAGATTGCTCGTGAGTATGTTGATGAAGATGTCATTAATTCAATTGATGAAGAAGAAGAAAACAGAAAATATGAAATAGAACTAGAAGGAGAATATTATGCCAGAAATGAAGTTTAAAGAAGGTCAATATGTTTTAGAATTAAAAAGATATATTGATAAAACCTATACTGAACATTATAGTAATAAATCAGGATTACAGGTTCAAGAAATTTTGAAAGACCTAGAAATTGGCAAAGAATTTTGTCAAGGTAATGCCATCAAATATCTTATGAGATATGGCAAGAAGAAAGGTTATAATCGTAATGATCTTATGAAAGCACTTCACTATACAATTTTGATGATGTACTACCATGATGAAAAAACAGAAGAGGATTACGAAGCACTTAGAGTTGCTCAAAGTCCAGATAGTGTATCTGAATGATAATCTTTTCAGCATTACCAGAAGAAGTCAAAGGTATACCTTTACAGAACTATGAAGTCATACTAACTGGCGT